TACAACGTGACGTTGCTGGGCACGGTTAGCGGCAGCGGGCCGGTCAGCATGGCCGATAACGGGGTGCAGTTGTTCGTCGCCTGCGACCCCAAGAGCTACATCTACAACGCCACCACGGGCGTCTTCGCGGAAATTACCGACCCGGACTTCGAGGGCGCGAAGACGGTGTCGTTCTTGGACGGCTACTTCGTCTTCCAGCAACCTGACTCGCAGAAGTTTTGGGTGACGCAACTGCTGGACGGCAGCAGCGTTGATCCGCTAGACTTCGCCAGCGCGGAAGGCTCGCCTGATCGTCTGGTGTCGCTGATCGTAGATCACCGCGAAGTGTGGCTGTTCGGCACCTCGTCGGTGGAAGTCTGGTACAACGCAGGCGGCACCGACTTCCCGCTGGAGCGCATCCAAGGCGCGTTCAACGAACTGGGCTGCGCGGCCTCGTATAGCGTTGCCAAGCTGGACAACGGGCTGTTTTGGCTGGGCGCGGACGCTCGCGGCAAGGGCATTGTCTACCGCAGCAACGGCTACACCGGCACGCGGATCAGCACACACGCTATCGAGTGGCAGATTCAGTCGTACTCGCGCATCGACGACGCTATCGGCTACACCTATCAGCAGGACGGCCACAGCTTCTACGTCCTGACGTTCCCCACGGCGAACGCGACGTGGGTCTACGACGTGGCGACCGGCGCATGGCATGAACGGGCTAGCTGGATCACCAGTCGCCTCGGACGCCACCGCAGCAACTGCCAAATGGCGTACAACGGTGAAGTCATCGTCGGCGACTATCAGAACGGCAAGATCTACGCCTTCGACATGACGGTGTACTCCGACGCGGGCGAGATCCAGAAGTGGGTGCGGTCGTGGCGGGCGCTCGCGCCGGGGCAGAACAACCTAAACCGCACCGCGCACCATACCCTGCAACTTGACTGCGAGTCAGGCGTGGGGTTGGCGGGCTACGCACCGTTTGATTTTTTAGGTTTGTCCACCGAAGACCCGCCGCCAAGTTACGAATATCTTTTATCTGAAGTAAGCGACATCGTAGCCACCGAAACAGATGATTTGCTTACGGTAGATGAGTTGCCAGCAACGCCGCTAGCCGCCATCACAACTGAAGACGGGCTAATTATTAACATCCTTGAATCTTCAGACACCGCAACTACTGCCGACCCGCAAGTCGCGTTGCGGTGGAGCGACGACGGCGGGCATACGTGGTCGAATGAGCACTGGCGCTCAATGGGCCGCATCGGCGAGCACTACCACCGCGTCATCTGGCGGCGCCTCGGCATGACGCTCAAGTTGCGTGACCGGGTTTACGAGATTTCTGGGACCGACCCAGTGAAGATCGCCATCATGGGCGCTGAGCTACAACTCAGCCCGACCAATGGCTGACGACACCCCGCAGATCCCGGCGTCGCGGGTGCCGCTGCTGGAGGGCGAGCGCGACATCATGTCGCGGGAGTGGTACCGCTACTTCAACAATCTGCAAACCGCCGCGCTGACGTCCAACGAAGCGAACTTCAACAACGTCCGTCGCATCTCTTTCGACACCACGCCTAACCCGCCCGTGTCGTTCGACCCTGGCGTGCTGTCGTGGGACACGTCAGACGAGACGTTGGCGCTGGGGATGGACTACGGCGTGGTGCAACAGATGGGGCTGGAGTTGTTTGCCCGCGTCGAGAACCAGACCGGCAGCACCATCCCCAACGGCACGGTTGTGGGCTTCGCAGGCGTAGGGGCGGGCGGGGCGCTGGCCGTCGCGCCGTACCTCGCTAACGGCTCGCAGCCGTCGCTGTACATCCTTGGTGTGATGGCGCACACGCTGCCTGACAGCGGGCAGCAGGGCTATTGTACCGTGTGGGGCGCGGTGCGAGACGTAGACACTACGCTGTTTAGCGCCGGCGACATCCTGTACCCGTCTACGACGGTCGCAGGCGGTCTGACCAACATCAAGCCGACCGCGCCGAACAACGTCATCCCCGTGGCCGCAGTGCTGACGGTGGCGACGAACGGCGTCATCTTCGTGCGCCCGACGATCCAGCAGCAGCAGTATTACGGCGTGTTCAGCAAGACTTCGGATCAGTCGCCCGCTGCGATCAACACCGAATATCTGCTGACGTTCGACGCGGCGGAAATCTCCAACGGCGTCAGCATCGGCACCCCCGCGTCGCGCATCCAAGTCGTGACGTCCGGGCTGTACCAGTTCGCGGCTACAATACAACTGACTAGCGGCAGCGCGAGCGCCAAAACAGTGTGGGTGTGGTTCAAGAAAAACGGCGTTGCAGTGCCGGATACTGCCCGGCTAGTCACAGTCAACATCAACAACGGCTACACGCCATTGACCCTCGTAGACACGCTGTCTTTGCAGGCGGGTGATTATGTCGAGTTGGCGTTCGCTGCTGACGATACCGCAGTGACGGTGGATAATATCGCAGCCACCGCATTCGCGCCTGCCGCCCCCGCGATTGTGCTGACTGTGCAGCAGGCCCAACAGTAAGGATTGATATGGCAACCATCGCGCCGCAGCCGAAACTCCAGTTCTTTGATGCCAACGGCGATCCCTTGGTCGGAGGGCGACTCTATTCCTACATTGCTGGCACCACTACGCCGCAAGCCACCTTTACGGATGAAAGCGGCTCGACGACAAACACCAATCCCGTCATTCTGGATTCGCGCGGCGAGGCAAGCGTATGGTTTGGCGCGGGCACGTACAAACTCGCGCTCAAGACCGCCGCCGACGTCGATGTCTGGACGGTAGACAATATCGGTTCTGACATATCGGTCGCGGATCTGGCGACCGGCATTCAGACGTGGTTGGGCACGCCGACGTCGGCGAACCTGCGCGCGGCGATGGTGGACGAGACCGGCACCGGGGCGCTGGTGTTCGCCAACGCGCCGACGCTGGTGACCCCAGCGGTAGACGTCATCACCGAGGCGACGCCTGCGGTCGGCGTGACCATCGACGGCGTGCTGTTGAAGGACAGCGACGTCTCGGCGCAAGATGTCACCGGCAGCGCCACGGTCAACGCCCCCGTCGTCAACGCTACCGGCACCAGCAGCAGCGCGGGCGTCGTGCGGCTGTACGAGGACACCGACAACGGCACGAACTACGTCGAACTGAAGGCGCCTGCGTCGCTTATTGCCAATCGGTCGTTTGTGCTACCGGACGCCGACGGCACCGTGCAGCAGTTCCTCAAGACTGACGGCAGCGGCAATCTCGCGTTCGCGTTTACCGTAGTGAGCGGCACGCTGGTTGCGGCTACTGGACAAACGGAACTGACGTTTACCGGCATTCCGGCGTGGGTGAAAAAGATCACCATCGGGCTGAACGGGCTGTCTACCAGCAGCACCAGCACGCCGGTCGTGCAGCTTGGCGACTCCGGCGGCTACGAGACCACCAACTACAATTCGTTTGGTATCGCGGCCACCAACACAGGCGTTGCGGGGATTGGCGGCACAGGCCAAGGCGGCTTTGTGCTGACCAACGGCGTTACTGCTGCCGGTACGCTGAACGGCATGATCTTTCTGATACTGACTGACGCCAGCACAAACACATGGGTGTCCAGTTCGACGCTGGTGACCTCGCCGTTTGTCAGCCACGTCACGGGCGGCAACAAGGCGCTGTCAGCAACACTCGACCGCTTGCGCCTGTACATTGATGGTACACAGACGTTCGACGCTGGCAGCGTGAACATTCTCTACGAGTAAGAGGCACACATTATGGCCTTTGGAATTGGTGAGGCGCTAGCGCTTTCTGGCGGAATGCAACTTGTCGGCGGGCTGTTGGGCGCTCGCGGACAAGATAAAGCCGCGCAGGCCCAAGCCGCCGCGCAGCGCGACGCAATGGCGGCGCAGCAGGCCATGTTCGAGCGGCAGGTCGAGCTACAAGAGCCGTTCCGGCAAGCGGGCCTGACCGCGCAAAACCAGCTAATGATGTTGTTGGGCCTCGGCCCCGACACAACCGCTGCCGGCTACGGCACGATGGCGCGGCCGTTCGACATGCAGGCGTTCGAGCAAGACCCCGGCTACGCCTTCCGTATGTCGGAGGGTATGAAGGCGCTGGAACGCTCCGCTGCGGCGCGCGGCGGGATGCTGTCAGGCAACGCGCTGCGGGGCATCACTCGCTTCGGCCAGGATCTGGCGAGCCAAGAGTACGGCAACGCCTTCAACCGCTTCCAGGTCGAACGGCAGGCGCGGCTGAACCCGCTCCAGTCGCTGATGGGCGGCGGCCAGACTGCGGCCAACACTTTGACCGGCGCTGCGGGGGCCTTTGGGCAACAGATGGGCGAGGGCGCCGCGACGCTGGGCAACATCCGCGCCAGTCAATACATGGGCCGCGCCGGGGCGCTGCAAGGTGGGCTGCAAGGTATTGGTCAGGGCATCATGGACTACGTGACGTTAAACCAGCAGAATGCGTTCAGAAACGCGCTGCTGAACCGCATGCCGCAAGGCGGGGGTGTGCCGCCCGGGCTGTATGCGGCGACTGAAGGCGGCGGTCTTACTGGATAAGGTTAGCGACCATGCCTATTGACGTCTCAATCCTGCGCCAACAGGCGCCCATGCAGATGCCCTCCTATGCGGAGGCGCAGGCGCGCGCCAATCAACTGATCTCGTCCGACATGCAGATGGCAGCGAACATGCTGCAACTGCAAAAGGCCCAGCGCGAACAGCAGGAGCAGGAGCAGGTCCGCAACCTGCTGACGGGCGGGCAGTTTGACGTTAGCATCCCGGAGAGCATGTCTCGGCTTGCGGCGTTTGGCGGCGCGGGGCGCGAAGCCGCTAAGACTCTTGGCGAAGCGTTTAAGGCGCGCAAAGAAGGCGAGGCCGCGCGACTGAAAGGTCAAGAAAGTTTGCTAAGTGTCCTAAAGCAGCAAACGGAAGCGGCGGCGGGGTTGCTGCCTTCGGTCAAAGACTACCCTTCCGCTAAACGATACTTGGATATGGTGTGGAGCAGCCCTGAACTTGCGCAGAGATTGCGCGATGCAGGGCAATCGCCAGAAGCAGACGACAAGGAAGTTCAAGAAGCTATT